ACTTGTATGGACGTTTCAATCAGCTTGGGCTTGTACCTAGCAGACAAGAACAAGGGCGTGTTCAAGGACACATTCTTGACTTTCTCAGACAAGCCACAACTTGTTACTCTAAAGGGTAACATTGTTGACAAGGTTGCTCAAATGAGCAAGAGTGATTGGAACATGAGCACTAACTTGCATGCCGCTATGGACAAGATCCTAAGCGTTGCAGTTAAGGGTTCGGTACCAGCCAGCGACATGCCAGCCATGTTGCTGATCTTGAGTGACATGCAGTTTAACCAATGCGCCCGTTACGACGATAGCGCAATGCAAATGATCGAACGCAAGTTCGCAGATGCAGGTTACACTGTGCCACAGATTGTTTTCTGGAACCTAAACAGTTCAGACAACGTGCCTGTTAAGGCAGACAAGAGTGGTGCCGCATTGGTAAGTGGATTTAGTCCATCAATCATGACTAGCTTGCTAGCCGCTGATTTGGATCAATTCACTCCAGAAGGCATCATGCTCAAGACTGTAATGAGTGATCGTTACGCTCTGTAAACAACTGCTGGCCCACCTTAGCTTCATGCTGAGAACCCAGCATCCGCGATACACGAAATGTGGGATGGGCTGTGTATCCGGGGTTTGTAATTTCCTGACATAAAAATAATTGCAGTATTGGACACGCATACTCAAAAGCGAGGTGGAAGCAGGTGGAAACCCTGCAACTAATTCGTTGTTTTATTACAACATAAGCCCAGCTGACTTAGGTTGACTGGGTTTCTTTTTGACGTTATAATCGTGGTATGGTAACAAAAAAGGAGCGCAAAATGGGTTTTAAAGTTTTGGGAAATTCAGCAGACATCATGCAAGGCTACGGCCCTTTGCCCAAAATGGAAGGACCATTTTACTTCAACGGACGCATCTTGTACTACGATCCCAAAGAAGGCAAGTACTGGGATCCGCGAACAGATTTCTATGTGCCACATGATGAATATTTTAGATTGGTGGGCCTGTTGTGATTGACCAAATTCGAGCAGTGTTTGAGCAGTTGGGGCATGAGTGGGTTGAACCCTACTCCACTACCGAAGGCGCAATCAACAGGGGCGAAGTGGGCAACCATAGAGGCCTGTATTATATCTATCCCAAAGAGAATTTTTACTTTGGTAAAGCGGCCACCAATACTGTGATCAATCGTCATCAAACACATCGTCCCAAGTTGGATGTGGATTTGGCATGTTTGTATAGTACGCCTGTAGAAAAAGTGGAACCCAAGTGGATGTTCCCGGAAGGTTGGAAAGAAGGCGTGTGCAAGTACATTATCGAAGGTGTGGAAGAGATTCCTAGCCACTATGTTAAGATTGGTAAAAAGCGTGTGGCACCCGGTGTGCTGGACTTTCCAGTTAAGCACAAAGTGGACGTGGACACACTGCCAGTGCTGGTTTGGAATTTGGAGCATTTAACTGCTGAACAAATTACCACAATTGAAGAAGCAGTGATACCCGCCATTTGGCCTTACTGCAATAATGAAACATATAGAAAGAGAAAGCGAGAAAAAAATGTTTAGTGTGAGAATGGATAATGTCGAATTGGAACGATTCATAACCTTGGATGAAGCAATGTTGTTTGCCAAGGCAGTGGATGCGTTTGTAACCATTCGAGGTGAAGATTTTGAAGTAGTTGGACATTTTGGTGTAGACACTATTGCAAATGGTGTATGCCCAGATGGTGTTGCATACGATTGGAACAAGGCCAGTCGTATCGGTCGTGTAAAGAAAGAACGAGTATGAAAATCAAATTTGATAAAGACACCATGCCAGATCATTTGTACAATACGCTGTTACAGCATTTTGTAAACGAAGCAGTTGGGCTTGGTGTAGAAGTCAACAAGTTTACCGAGTTTACAAACTGGGTAATTGAATGTGAAGTAGACGTGAAAGAACCAGTACATTAGGAGGCAATTATGCCATGGATTGAAAACATACCTTTAGAGAATGTGGCAAAAGGACAACACCATGCATGTGGTGAAAACAGCATGTTGATTCAAATTTCAGATCACGACATGGCGTTTCCTTCTCCCAAGCACACATTCAAACAAGTGCATCAGTTTATATTTTTAGACATTGAAGAAGAAGGCGATTTTGCCATTACGGATGCACAGGCTGCAGAGCTTGTGCGTTTGCTACAACATGCATTTGAAAATCGTATGAATGTTGTTGTTCATTGTAACGCAGGTATTTGCCGCTCAGGAGCAGTTTGTGAAGTGGGCGTCATGATGGGCTTCCGTGATTGCGAGCGTTTCCGAGTGCCCAATCTGTTAGTCAAACACAAAATGATGCGGGTGCTTGGTTGGACTTACGATGAGCAGGAAAAGTCCTACGATGCGAATGGCACAGTGAACGAGTGGGGTTTCATAATGCCCAAACATGAAGGAGATATTTGATGTACTTGTGTAGAGATGAAGTTGTAAAGATTTTGGCAACAATGGACCTGTTTCCAGAGGCTACCAGTTTTGAGTTGCTACAAGATAATTCCAGCGGTATTGGCAGTGTTACCAATTTGATTGTACACACCACGATTCATGGACTAAGCGGTGAGTTTAAAACTGAAATCAGTGGTGTGGAGAATTGGTAATGCCCAAGTGTTATCAATTGATTGGAGTTCCTGCCGCAGGCAAAAGCACTTGGATCAAAGACCAAATTTGGGCTTTGGGGTTGACTGTGGTTAGTACAGATGCGTTTGTGGAAGACTATGCTCGAGAGTGTGGATCAACTTATTCCGAGGTGTTTGAAGATTATATGCCCCGAGCAGTTGAGCTTATGGCCAACCAAGTTGTGTTTGCACGTGAACATGGGCACACTGTGATTTGGGATCAAACTAGTACCACTGTGAAAAGTCGTGCTAGAAAATTCAATATGCTTCCAGACTACCATCATATTGCAATTGTGTTTCGAACTCCTGAGCTGGATGTTCTCAAAGAACGATTGGCCAGTCGTCCTGGCAAGGATGTGCCTTGGGAAGTTGTACAAGGCATGATTGATAATTGGGAAGAGCCAACTGAAGATGAAGGTTTCAAGGAAATTTGGTACGTTTGACAGGACCAAATTTTGGTGTTATAATACTATTTTAAATGAAAGGAGAGACGTATGCCTAGTGTATTTTTAGTCAGCGACACGCACTTTGGTCACACTGGTGTATGTCGCTTCACACGTAACGATGGTGTTACAAAGTTAAGGCCGTGGGATTCGCCAGAGGAAATGGACGAAGCCATGGTCAAAGCGTGGAACGAACGGGTCAAGCCCACTGACAAAGTTTACCATTTGGGTGACGTTGTTATTAACCGTAAAGCGTTAAAGATCATGAGCAGATTAAACGGCGACAAAGTTTTAATCCGAGGTAACCACGACATCTTCCCAGATGTGGAGTACAGGCAGTACTTTAGGGAATTACGGGCATACCATGTTATGAACGGAATGATCTTAAGCCATATTCCTGTACATAATGATAGCTTAGGGCGTTTTGGTACTAACATTCACGGACACACTCATGCTAACCGTGTGAAGCGGGCTCGTGGTGTTGATGCCCGTACAGGAGAAGTCTTGTACAGTGATGAGAACGATGTTCGTTACCATTGCGTTTGTGTGGAACAAACCGATTTTGCTCCCATCTTGTTTGAAGACGTTATTGCACGTATCGAAGCAGAAGGCGGATCAGTAGGTTTCAAGAACGGGAACGGTCCTACTATGTGATAATAGTAGTACAAAATAGGGCCTTCGGGCCCTATTTTTTTGACTTGGGCTTCTACTCATTCGAATAAATACACTATAGAATAACGGAGATAGCACATGTCGCTACAAATTAGACGCGGAACGGAAGTTCAAAGAGCAGCAATGTCGGTTCCATTGGATAACGGCGAGTTAGTATGGACTGACGAGAAAAAATTGTTTATCGGTGATGGCACAACCAACGGTGGTGTACATGTGATGGCAAGTTCTCTCGGAGCTGGTCTTGCCTATAATAGCTTGACCAAAACCATTAGTTTTAACCAAGCATCTTTGTCGCTAGCAACACAGCTTGTTCCTGAAGGATACACAACCACTTACACAGCCGCTGGCAGTTCAGCTACCACATTAAAAGTTGGAAGTAGCATTGGCATCCAAATTGGTATGGTAATTTCTGGAACTGGATTCACAACCCAAACTGTGACAAACGTGAGCGGTGATGGTGTCACTTTGACTATCAGTGCAAACCCTGGAAGTAGTCCTGCACCAGTTGACGGCCAAGCGTTGACATTCACATCAACCAACCAATATTTTACAGCGGCAAGATCGCTAGCTGCGTTAAATACCGCACTCGCCGCAGG